GAGCGCCTATGTGGACAGCTTCGCCCAAGCACTGCAAGCCAAGGGCGTGACGGCGGCAGAGGCCCACGCGGGCACCAGAGCCGCAGACGTGGAGGCGGCACGGGCCTACGCCATTGAGGAAGCGCAGAAGGCTACCTACCGCAACACCACGGCGCTTTCCGAGGCGCTGTCTCAGTTTGGCCGCTATGAGGGGGATAACCCGGTAAAACGGGCAGGTTCCTTCGTGGCGGACGCCCTGTTCCCCTTCCGCAAGACCCCGGCCAATATCCTGACCACGGGCCTTGATTACAGCCCTGTGGGGCTTGCCAAGGGCGTGAAGGAAGCCATGTTGGACGTGAAGTCCGGGAAATGCACGGCGGCGGACGCCGTGGATTCCATTGCATCCGGTCTTACCGGCACCGGTATTCTGGCGCTGGGCGCTTATCTGGCAGCGGAGGGACTGCTCCATGTCCGGGCCGGTGACGATGACAAGGAGGAAGCCTTTGAGAAGTCCATGGGCGGGCAGGATTATGCTATTCAGATCGGGGACAGATCCTACACGCTGGACTGGGCGGTTCCTGCGGCAATGCCCCTGTTTGCTGGTGCTGCCATCATGGAATCCGTTCAGAAGGGCGGCGGCACCTTCGACGCGCTGGTAGATTCTCTGCTGGGGATGCAGGACGTTGTGCTGGAGACCTCCATGCTGTCCTCCCTGAATGATTTGGTTTCCAACATCAGCTATGCCAAGAGCAAGCCTATGTACCTCATTGACCGGGCGGCCAGCAGCTACGCCGGACAGTATATCCCCACCATCGGCAGCAAGGTTGCCTCCGTATTTGATGATACGGTGCGCAAAAGCTATGTGGAGAAGGGTTCCGGGCAGGTAGCCTCTGACGTGAACTATTTCTTGCAGGGGGCGGCGAAGAAGGTCCCCGGCGCACGGAATCAGCTTCAGCCCATGGTGGATATGTGGGGCAACGAGGTCTCCAACGGCTCCGCACCGGAGCGGGTGTTCCAGTCTTTCCTCTCCCCCGGCTTCCTGAAAGCGCAGGACAACAGCCCCGCCACGCAGGAGATCCGGCGGCTGGCGAAGGCCACCGGAGACAGCACCGTTTATCCGGCGGCGGCGGAGAAGTCCTATACGGTGAAGGGCGAGACCCGGACCCTGACCGGTGAGGAATACACCCGATACGCCAAGGCCATGGGCCAGACGCGGAAGGAGCTGGTGGAAGCGGCGGTGAAGCTGCCCGCCTACAAGTCCATGAGCAATGCGGAAAAGGTGGATTACATCCAGAACGTCTACAAGTACGCCAGAGAAACGGCCCGTCAGCAGGTGGACCCCAAGTATGAGCCCAGCGCCAAGTGGATTGAGAACGCCAAAACGTCCAAGCGGGACATTGGCGTATCCACCGGAGAATTTCTGGCCCTGTACCAGAAGTACGGCAGCGAGAAAATGAGCGGGAAAGCCTACGAGAAGGTAAAGCAGGCGCATGATGCCGGACTTTCCCCCAAGGAGTATTTCTCCATGAAAGACAAGGCCGATACAAACGGCAATGGAACAATCAGCAAGGCGGAGGCCAGCACTGCCCTTGCCGGTCAAGAAAACCGGGCGGATCTGTGGGACATTATCTGCACCACCAACGCCAAGAACCCCTATAAGTAAGAAAACACCCCCGCCTTCCGGCGGGGGTGTTTCTTTAGCTTTTACATCATGGACAGGAGCGTTTTCACGTGGGCGGTGCGGTCCAGCATCCGCTCATGCTCCCAGTCCCAGACGGCCTGCATGGCCTCCGTGGGATGGAGACCGGCGTCCTTCGCCTTTTCGATATGGCGAACGGCCATTTCGTGGAGCCGATTGGCATGGCCCAGCTCCTGACGGCTGAGGTCGGCGTAGGTGCTGGCGTCCTCCGGGTCCTCCCCGGCGTGCTTGACGGCCTCACGGGCGTACTTCTCGGCATCGTCCAGTTCTTCCCGGATCCCTTCGGCCAAGTGTTTGATCTCGTGCATAAGAGCCTCCTAACTCTGCTTGATCAGGGTGTAGAGCTTGTCCACATCCGTTTCATTCAGCGTGACGTTCCCAATCAGGGGGATATTGGTGGTGACGGGGCCTTTGGCGGCTTCGGTTTTCAGGCAGGTGTAGATCTTGTCAATATCTACGTTCCCCGCCTCGTCAAAGACGCCGAGGGGCTTCATGGCGGGATGCTCCCGGAGGGCGGAAAAGCTGGCATCCAGATTGCCAAGGGCCATAGCGGCCCCGGCACCAACGGCCCATTTCTGCCAGCCGGTGAGCTTGCCGGTGAATTCCTCATCCACATAGCGGGCAGTGCCCTGCTTGATCTGTTCCAATGTTACCATAGATTCCTCCAATGACGGGAGAGAGGGGCGCTATGCCCCTCTCTTCTTCCCTCTTCGCCTCTTAGCGACCGCAGTTGCAGTCGCAGGTGGAGACGGGGAGGGGGTTATAGGTGGACTGGGGCGTGGTGCCGGTGCCGGTGGTGATGTCCGCGACCATTTTGGGATAAAAGGTGGCGTTCGTGTAAGTTACGATGGTGTTGTCAGCGCACTTCCGCTCGTCACGCTCCCGGGAAATGGCCCCGCACAGCTCGTTCTTGCAGCAGTCCACACGCTCCTGCAGCAGCTGGAAGCTGTCCTTGGTGGCCTGATTGTTGACCGCCTGAGAAGCCAGCACACCATGCACCTCGCCCAGCTTGCCGTCGATGTACTTGTACATCTCCAACATCTTCTGGTCCTGGTAGGTGTTGGCATCCCGCAGGGCAATGTCGCTGCGGAGTTTGGCGTTCTCCTGCACCATGGACAGCTCGTAGCGGTTCACCGTGTGGTTCTCGCTGCATCCGGCCTCCGCCGCCATACCAGCGGCAAAGGGGATGACGCGATTGCCCAGCAGCATCCCGCCGAGACCGCCCAGAGAGTTCAGGACGCCCAGAAACAGACCGGCAATGCCGGTGCCGAGAGCAGTGCCTGCGACGCCCTTGCTTGCAAATTCAGCCATAGAGAGATTCCTCCTTCTCTAAAAATACACCCCCTGTTTCCGCGCGCAAAACAAGCGGTGCTCTATGGTTACCGTACCACAGGACACCGCTTGTCATGGCTTATGGATGTTTTTTGTTTGGGCGGGATATGCCTGCTTTATCCCGGATGGAGTGTAGACAGGCGTTTACGGAGGAACGGGACAGGTACAGTTCTGCCGCCGCATCTTCGATCGCCCAGCCACGGCGGCAAACAAGATTGAACACGCGCCGCTCCCGGTCGGTGAGATAGCGGCACTGCTCCATCTTTTGGAGCTGCTGGACGGTGTATCGGTATTTCATATTGGGCCTCCTTTATGAAGTGCCCCTCCCCTTTGACCTACCGATGCAGGGGGTCAGGACCCCTGCGCGTCTATCATGGCTAACAGCTTTTCCAGATCGTAGAAATTCCGTGGGTTCAGTCCGGTTTCCCGCTGAATGAGCCGAAAGCGGTAGCGGATGGAGTTATAGTGCAGGTAAACCGCATTGCCGGTCTCCCTCACGTTCATGTTGTTCTCCGCATAGGTTTTCAGAAGTTTTTTGTCCCGATCCTCCATAGCTTACCTCCCCCCCAACAAGTACAGTTTCAGCCACAGGGGGATGTCGGCGGTCAAAATGCTTTTGAAATAAAACACGATAAACGCAATGGCAGCGGCTATAACCAGCGTCCAAAAGACTATCATCAGCCAGTCTTTCAGTTTCATTCAGTCCCTCCGTCCTTCCTCTCGCCGTAGCTGCAAAAGAATGTCCTTGTGTCCTTATCAAATGGCAAAAACACGATGTTTGTTTTTGGGCAAAATGCGTATATATCTTTTCGGTTCCACACGCGCAAATGCTTGCAGCCCTCGCACCGCGTCACCGGCACGGCATCCACGGTGGGGGCGTCTGCCACCTTCTTTTTTAGCAAGGCATAAGCTATCTCCAAAGCTTTCCCGCTTCCCAAAACAAGCGCTTTATCGGAATTTTCGTCTGCTTTCAGGATTGTGTCCGCATCAATCAGCCTCATGGTCAGCACCTCCGTCCATCTTCGCGCCGCAATCCTCGCAGTATTTTTTGGT